CGGATTGAACATAAACGGTGTTACAGCTCGCAGTGTTAACAATAGATTGTATCTATATGGCGATGCAGGAAATATGGGCGGCGGTGATCTAGCAGGTAACGAGGGCGATTCATCATTAACTAATGCTATAGTGATTGCTTCAGGTACTTTAGATGTATCCGCAACATTCGGCATTACAGCAGGAACATTCCATGGTCCTCGACTAGTACAAGCACCGCATACATCGGTCCCAGCATTTAAAATTGGCGACAATGATGATGACGGCACAGGAACATTAGCTAACGGTCGCCCAACTGGATCTGTATGGATCAAAACCACAGAACCAAACAGTGGCGGACGTTGGATCGCTAAACGCTGGAATTCAGCTACTGAAACATGGGTAACTTCTAATGCTCCGATATATGCATCTGGACATGCAGCATTATATTACCTAGATCGTTCAGGTGGCGGTGCAAACATTGCAGCCAACGAACTATATGTTCAAACTAACGCATTAGAAGATAGTAGATATGACAGCTCACCAGAAACAGCAACATTCCGTGTTTTAAAACGAGCAATAGCAGCGAATGCTAGAACTAAAATCACTTCGCAGGCAATCACAGCTACAGAGGTTGCTAACGGTAATTTAACTTGGACAGTGAAACAATCAATTCCAGGCAGTGCTACGCTAGTATCAAAAGCTATTACATTTACAACCACAACAACTACTGGTGTATCAAATGCACCGCGAGAAATCGCAGATGCTATTAATGCTGTTGTAAATTTTGGTTTTGATAATTCAGACCCAGCAAACCCGGTAGAAATTCCTAGTTACGTTGAAGCCAGTGTTACTGTAGACAACGAACTAGTGATCGAACATTCAGAAGGCGGCGAAATTAGATTTGCAGCAAGTGGTGCTAGCTTAACAGCACTATCAACATTGTTTGCACCATTTAATATTGATACATTAACAGGTACTGCTAACTTCTACGAGCTACCAGCTAGCTCAGCAGAAAACTATGTAGCTTCAGGATGGCAGCCATTAGCAGCCAGTGATTTCCTTGCTTCGCCAGATGCTCCAAGCAACGATCCGTCAGATGGTCAACTATGGTACAATTCTGCAGTAAACGAAATTGATATCATGGTACACAACGGCAATACTTGGGTTGGTTACCTAGACGAATTTGCAGCAACTTCAGCTACAGGCCCTAAGGTATCTGCATCAAACCCATACACAGGCGGAGTAACATTTGTTAACAACGACTTATGGATTTCAACAGCAGATTTAGAAAATTTCCCAACAATCTATCGCTATAACAGCAACATCCAAGGTGTTCCTGCTAGTGAAAAATGGGAACTAGTTGACAAAACTGACCAAACAACAGAAGCAGGTATTTTATTTGCTGATGCTCGTTGGGGTAAAACTGGTGCTACTGGTAACACAGCAGCTACAATCCAAGCATTGTTATCAAGCAATTACTTAGATCCAGATGCTCCGGATCCAGCATTATATCCAAAAGGTATGCTACTATGGAATACTCGCAGATCTGATGGTAATGTCAAGAGATATGAAGTAAATTACATCGACCAAACGAAAGATAACGAAAGATACGATTCTACAAATTCACCTTTAGGTAATGCATTAGTTACTGCAGAATCTATGAGTGGTTACACAGAAAAAAATCGTTGGGTCACAGCTTCACCAAACAATGAAGATGGCTCAGGCTCATTCCTGCGCAAGGCACAACGTTCAGTTGTTGTTGCAGCATTGAAGAGTGCAGTCGATACCAGCCAAGAAATACGTGATGAAGAACGTCGTAACTTTAACTTGATTGCTTGCCCAGGATATCCTGAGCTAATGAGTAATCTAGTTAACCTAAACATCGATCGTGGTGTTACAGCATTTGTTATTGCTGACACACCATTACGTTTACCAAGCGATGCTACATCATTAACTAACTATGGTTCTAATGCAGAACTAGTATTAGACAACAACGACGATGGTATTGTTACCTATGACGAATATCTAGCTGTGTTTTATCCAAGCGGATTTACAACAGATCTAGGTGGTTCAAATGCAGTTGTTCCGTCAACACACATGATGTTGAAAACAATCGCATTAAGCGACAATGCAAGCTATCCATGGTTTGCACCAGCAGGTACAAGACGTGGTGGAATTACTAATGCAACATCAGTAGGTTATATTGATGGTGCGACAGGCGAATTCCAAACTGTAGCATTGAATGAAGGCCAACGTGATACATTATATGATCAAAAAATTAATCCAATTACATTCTTTAACGGTGTAGGTTTAATCAACTTTGGTCAAAAGACTCGTGCAAGAAATGCAAGTGCATTGGATAGAATCAACGTAGCACGTTTAACAGTATATCTACGTAGTCAGTTGAATAAACTAGCTCGTCCATATATCTTTGAACCCAATGATAAGATTACCAGAGACGAAATCAAACAGGCCTGCGAGAGCTTGTTGCTTGAGTTAGTGGGTCTAAGAGCATTGTATGACTTTGCAGTTGTATGTGATGAAACCAACAACACCGCAGCAAGGGTTGATCGCAACGAACTTTGGGTAGATATTGCTATCGAACCAGTCAAGGCCGTTGAGTTCATTTACATTCCATTGCGTGTCAAGAACACAGGAGAGATTTAAAAATGGCAATTACATCATTAAATAATTTATCAGTTCCAACCAATGGCGGTACGCAAGTACTGTTGATGCCGAAGTTAAAGTATCGCTATAGAGTGACTCTTCTGGGTTTTGGTGTTGCAGCGGCTACAGAGCTTACTAAACAGGTCAAAGATGTAACTAGACCAAAAGTAAACTTTGAAGAAATCACACTAGATGTATACAACTCAAAAGTATATCTAGCTGGTAAGCCATCATTTGAAATGATTACACTTACATTGCGTGATGATGCTAGCGGCGAAGTACAAAAACTAGTTGGTCAACAGATACAGAAACAATTCGACTTCCTAGAACAAGCATCTGCACGTTCAGGTATCGATTACAAATTCACAACACGTATTGAAGTGTTAGACGGCGGTAATGCTAACCTAGCACCAAAAATTCTTGAATCGATCAATCTATACGGTTGCTTCGTACAGAACGCAGACTACGGTGAATTAGCATACGGCACTAACGAAGAAGCTACTGTCGCATTAAGCATTCGTTTCGATAACATGGAACAATGGGGTGCAGACAAGACTTCTACAAGTTTAGAAGGTGGTATTGGTGCAGCAGTAGGACGTCAAGTTGCTACTCAAGCAATAACAGGCGCACTAGGTACACAAGGTTAATAATTATTATCAGTATCAAAAGAACCCGATTAGTTCGGGTTTTTTTGTGACATAAATATTAGTATGGCCAATAAATTTACACGTTTTCTTAATGGTGTGGGTACCGGACTTACTAATCCTAAAGGACTAGTAGGTAACTGGCAGCATGCCACTCGATTGTTTGTCGACGACACCTATCGATTATCACCTCGTACAAAATTTAACTATTATGTTAGATTTGAAATAGACAAGACTGCACACAAAGCACCGTCATTTACTGCTCGACACGGCGACGAAGTGGGTATGCTGGTTAAGACTGCCGAATTACCTAAGTACAATTTTGATAGTGTTGTAAAAAATCAATACAATAGAAAAAGAATCGTTTACAAAAACTTTAATTACGAACCAGTGAGTATCACACTGCATGATGATAATGCAGGAATCGTAAATGCACTGTGGGCTATCTATTATGGGTATTATGTTACTGATAGACAAAACCCAGTAGCTGCCTACAACGATAACAAATATCGTCCAACTAAAACACCATTAGATAATTTCCGTTACGGCATGGACAATAATATTTCTGTGCCATTTTTTAAAAGTGTTAGTATCTTTACTATGAGCCGAAAAAGATTTTTAGGCTACACATTGATTAACCCAAGAATTAAATCATGGAATCACGGCTCTATGGATTATGCAGCCAACGAACCATCAGAAAGTACAATGACTCTCGAATACGAAGCAGTGAAATATTCTGCAGGTAATGTGTCAATTAACAATCCTAAAGGATTTGCTACCTTACACTACGATCTAGTACCAAGTCCACTATCTGTAGCAGGTGGTGGGGTTTCTAATTTAACCGGGCCAGGCGGAGTGTTAGATGGATTAGAAAGCATCTTTGGAGATTTAGCCAACGGATCTACTTTTGAAAGTTTTGGGGGATTTTTAGGTACTGCAATTAAAACAGTGAATACCTATAAAAATTTACGAGGGCTTAGTAAAGAAGGGCTTAAACAAGAAGCTATTAATATTTTAAGCAATCCAACAAATATCTCCACAGCAGTAAGTACGGTGGGCGGAGTGGTTGGGGCAGTATTTCCCAAGAGTTCCACTAATACTGAAAGTACACAGGCTTTACCAAAATCTTTGGTAGGCGGAACACAATAACATGGCAACTACAAATTTACCATCACAGCCAGTTGAAGATAGTGGCGCAGGAACCAAACTATTTTTTAATAATTACGGTCAAGAAACATTAGAATTCAATGCCAATGATGTCAACAGCACTGTGAGCTTTTTTGAAAGCAAAGGTTTTGAAAAAGATGCAGCATTAGTAGTGTCGACTGTGCTGTTGAAGCAGGCCAAACTAGATGGAACTCCTATATATCAAATTTTACAAGGTCTTTCGCAGTTCGACGGACTAGGCCTTAGCCAAGTAGTTGGCGAAATATTAAACAACAACAGAACTCCTACCAGCACTTTGGGATTTAGAACCCCTAATGTTAAAGTTACACAATCTAGAAACATCGCAGCATAATGGTCAAATTTGCACAGGGTCGTTTCGAGATGAAAAACCCCGATAAGTATGTAGGGAAGAAAACTCCACTGGCTCGCAGCTCATGGGAATTTGTTTTTATGCGAATGCTTGACGAACATCAAGGTGTTGAAAAGTGGGCTAGCGAAAGCATACAGATACCCTACAGAGATCCTTTAACAGGCAAATATACCATTTATGTTCCAGACTTCTTTATTGTGTATAACGATAAAAAAGGTGGCAAACACGCTGAGGTAGTAGAAGTTAAACCTGAAAGTCAAACAGTGCTGGAAAAAGTAGGCAAGAGCCAATACAATCAACAGCAATATGTAAAAAACATGGCCAAATGGGAAGCTGCTAACGCTTGGTGCAAACAACAAGGATTAAGATTTCGTGTGATTAACGAAGGTGAAATTTTCCATCAAGGCGGCAAACGGAAATAAGTATAGTATGACGAAAAAATTAGAAGATCTGTTTAACCTAGAAGAGTCTAAGCCAGAAGTTGTGGAAGAAATCGCTCCTATAGAGCCCCCTACACATCAGGAAATAGATACACTAGAAAAACAAATACAGGCTGTACAGGAAATCACTAGAGGATTACCACAGATACAGGAATTAAATGAACTAGACGACAAAGAACTAGATCATCTAGCTACTAAAGCAGAACAGGCCTATGACGATCTCATGGATCTAGGTATGAATGTAGAAGTTCGCTACAGCGGCCGCATTTTTGAAGTTGCATCTAGCATGATGGGCAATGCTATCGCTGCTAAAACAGCTAAAATTGATAAAAAGCTCAAAGCCGTAGATCTACAACTTAAAAAATTAAAAATCGATAATGATTCCGGAGCAGACCCTAATGATGTTATCAATGGGCAGGGCTATGTGATCACTGATCGCAACGAGCTACTTAAGAAATTGGGTCAAAAGGACTAAATACTACTATGAAGACATTTAAAGAATATCTTGTTGAAAACAAAAAAGTCTATAACTTTAAGATCAAAATCGCCGGCGAATTGCCTGAAAATTTTGAAAAGAATCTAAAAGAAAAATTAGATCGTTGCGGTGTTATGACTTTTGAAAAAATTAAAACAACTGCAATCCAAGCATTGCCGTTGGATTTTCCAGATCACCCAAATACTACAGTGAGTATTTTTGAAGTAATCTGCGAATACCCAATCACAGCACCAGAAATCGCAGGCACTATTAAGGAAACCGGATTACCAGAAAGTTGTTTCCGTGTTCGTGGATCAAATGAACCCAGTGAACAAGAACAGATTTTAGCTGCTGCTGAACCTAGCGGAGAAGCATTATTGGCTGACGGACAATACAAAGACGCTGCGAAAATCAAACACAAAGATTATTTCGGTGATGATTTCAACAAGGGATTTTTGAAAGATTTAGCAAAATCTGCTAAAGAAAGAAAAAAAGAAAATGGGCAAGGTGAATATAAACTGCCTAAACATAAACAAGACAAGGAAGGTGCTAAAAGCGCCGTAGGGAGTTAATATGAACTTTAATGATTTAATGGCAAAGATGAGAGAATTAGATCAGCCTGTGCCCGAAACTATTCAAGCACCTGTGCAAGAAGCACCTGTTGATGAATGTGGCGATATGCCGCCGACACCGATGGGCATGGATTCAAAACCAGATACTCCACCACCAAGCATGAGTGTAAACATTAATGCACAAGGCATGGATGATATTGGCGAGTTGATGAAACTGTTAACTAAAGTTAATCCAGATATGATCAACCAAAAAAATGCGCCAACATCACCGATGAGCATTGAGCCAAGCATCACATCAATCGCTCCTAGCCTTCCACCATTAAAAATGTTACCTGACTTAGATACAGACAATGACGATATGCCAGGCGGTGAGAAGGATATCGAAATCAAAGGTCTTGATCAAGATAAAGACGGCGATCATGACATGGACGATCATGATGCTGAGAAAAAAGACAAAGATGAAGCATTTGGTAATTCGTTAGGCGACAGCGAACCAGACTACAAAGATATCAGTGCTAATCTACCAAATGGCAACGATTTAAATAGACCTAAGAAAAGTTTCAGCGGCAAGCCATATCGTGGAGATAATCCAATGGCTGCAGGCGCTTATGAAAGTAAAGAAACTCTACGTGCTAATATTCGTGCAGAGTTATTACAAAGATTAGCAGAAGCTAAAGGAGCGAAATAATGGCAGATTTATATAACGCAGATGCAACCGGATTATCCGGAATTAAAGTCGATGCTAATGCAAGACGATTGTTAGGTGACGGAGCAAGCGGAGTTGGACCATACACACGGTTTGGTACTCCACAACTGCAAGCAATAAAAATTATTTCAGCTAGTATTAATTTTACTACAACGCCAACAATCGTTAATAGTAATCTTTCTAAGGCAGTACGAGCCCTGCAAGATTTAGCCGAAGTGTATTATGTTGGTGTTCCTACAGCAAGTGGCGCTAATCAATTTATTGCACTAGTACATCTTAATAAAACAGATACCGGCGACGGGTTTGGTGCAAGCAGTTCTGCAGACGGTTCTTACGAAAATCTTGAAGATGCAATCGGTGCTGCACTAGGCACAGCAGAAAACGATGTTACAGTAACTAATAGTACACTAACTGGATTAACATTTAACTAATCGTTAATCAACATAACCAAATAGGCTCTTCGGAGCCTATTTTTTTCAGTAAATAACAGTATGGCAAAATCATTAGACGGTAATTTAATCAAGAAAGCCCATGCTCCTCAGCGATACACACTAGAGGAAGTCAAGCATCTCGAAGCATGTATGGATCCTGTAACTGGGCCTATTTACTTTGCTAAAAATTTCTTAAAAATACAACATCCAACTCGAGGTTCAATTCCTTTCGTTCCTTACGATTATCAAGAACGATTAATTGACGCCTACCACAACAACAAACAATGTATCGCGATGTTGCCACGGCAAATGGGTAAAACTACCTGTGCATGTGCATACTTGTTATGGTACACAATGTTTGTACCAGAAGCACAAGTACTGATCGCTGCCCACAAATATGAAGGTGCGCAGGATATTATGAATCGTTATCGATTCGGCTACGAAAACTTACCAGATTTTATCCGTGCTGGTGTTTACTCATACAACAGAAATACCATTGAATATGACAACGGTGCTCGTATACAGGCAGTGACAACTACAGAAAATACAGGTCGCGGTAAATCTCTTTCATTAATTTATTGCGATGAGTTTGCATTTGTGCAACCACCAGAAAAAGCTAAAGAGTTCTGGACCGCACTAAGTCCTACATTGTCAACAGGTGGTAAGTGTATTATCACATCAACACCAAACTCAGACGAGGATCAGTTTGCGTTAATTTGGACCGAAGCTAATAAAAAGTTTGACGAGTTTGGTAATGAACAAAAACTAGGAACCAACGGATTTTACAGTTTCTTTGCACACTGGGCCGAACATCCAGACCGCGACGAAGAATGGGCTAAGGAAGAACGCAGTAAGATCGGTGACGAACGATTCCGCAGAGAATTTGATTGCGAATTCTTAATCTTTGATGAAACATTAATCAACGCAGTACGGCTAGCAGAAATGAAAGGTGTTGACCCAACAATGACCATGGGGCAAACACGCTGGTACAAAGATATTGATCCTCGTTGCACATATCTAATAGCACTGGACCCTAGCCTAGGTACAGGCGGCGACTATGGTGCTATACAGGTATATGAAATGCCTAGCATGGAACAGGTAGCGGAATGGCATCATAACCTAACTCCCATCCAGTCTCAGGTTAAACATCTCAGAGAAATCTGTAGATATATCAATGATAGAGGTGTGGAAAAAGGGGGAGTACCGCAGATCTATTATTCAGTAGAAAATAACACCCTAGGAGAAGCAGCACTGATAGTGATCAGTGATCTAGGAGAAGAGAACTTTAACGGCTTGTTCCTCAGTGAGCCCATTCGTAGAGGGCACATACGTAAATTCCGCAAGGGCTTTAATACCACACATCGTACTAAAATTTCAACCTGTAGCCAACTAAAAAATCTATTGGAAACAGGCCGTATGAAAATCAACTCTAAACCTTTAATTTCAGAATTAAAAACCTTTGTAGCACATGGTGTAGGATTTGGTGCTAAAACGGGAGAACACGACGACTTAGTGGCATCGACTCTGCTTATACTGCGTATGGCCAGCGTACTCAGCGACTGGGATCCTAAAATCTACGAAAAAATGTCAGAAAGACTCAGCGAAGAACAGCTACCTATGCCAATCTTCATTAGCACAGGATATTGATAAATACACTTATGGACGCAAGAAACAATATCGCAACAGATTTATTTTATAAAATTCGCAGCCGATTCACTGGCCTAAAATTAGGCGCAGAAACAGGCGAAATTACCATCAATCCAGAAGAGGCACGCTTCTTTGATTTTGATTACATGGAAGGCGAACAGCCAATCGGGCATGTTAGTATTAGCCTAGCAGAGCATAATTCTATGAAAGTATATTTCAGCAGTGGAATCACAGAAAGCATGGACGCTCCGCAGAAATCTAAATGGTACGGATTTTTAAAAGAATTACGTATGTTCGCCAAACGTAGACTATTAAGTTTTGACACTAGAGATATTGCTAAAGATAATCTAGACAAGAGAGATTATGCTTTCTTGAGCCAGGCTTCAAAACCAACAACGAATACAGCAGTACAAACCCCCGTCGGAGAAAGTATTATGAGTGAAAGTAATCTATACGGTACAAAAACCGTTAGCTATCAGAAATTAGAAAACACACGTTTGATTATTAAACACAGTCAAGCATTAGCAGATGACATGGCACCCGGTGCAAGAAGCCGCAACATTGCAGGCTTATTTGTTGAAAATCAAGACGGTGAACGATTTAAATATCCTTTCATTCATTTAAGCGGTGCTCGTGCAATGCAACGTCACGTAGCCAATGGTGGAAAGCCATACGATGAGATCGGTGAAAGTATTATTAGAATGAGCGAAGAAATTGCTCAACTCAAGAGCTTTGGTAACTATGTAGTTCGCAATGACCTAATGAACTCCGACACTAATGGCATTGTAGAACGCAGTTCAACCCAACTAAACAGCCTACGCGAAACTATTTCAAAATTAGCAAAACAAAGTCACTATGAGGCATATAGAGAATCATTCCAGGCACAGAGTCCAATGGAAGTACCTCAAGATGTAGTAGAAGATTTCACAGAAAAATTCACAGTTAAAAACTTCAAAGAAGATATCGCTAGTGTATTTCCTGTTTTATATAGATTAATGCAAGAAGGTAATACCATAGGCTATGACGACATAGTCGCTATGACACAACAAGAACAAACTGAGCTCTCTAATGAAGATGTGGAAATTGATACATATGAAGATCCATTTGCACGTTTTGAAGATTGGGCTATGGGGCTAGGCGAAGAATCAGCAATACAAAGTTCAGACCCAGAGGAACAAAAAGCAGCTTTACAACAACTACAAGAATTAGTAGGACAACATTTCTCAGCAGGTGTAGATGGTTCAAATGCCATCGAAAGCCTAAAAGGCATCATTGAAGATCCTCAACTGAATCAAGCAATCAAAGCACAGGCCAAAGAAGATCCAGATTCATGCACACGTGGCTTGGTCAAGGATTGGTTGGAACAAAATGCTCCAGAGGCACTAGAACAATTAGACTTCGGCGATTATGTTGAAGAACCAGCAGATGCAGAACAGGGCATGGAACAACCAGAAGGCGAAGAACTGCCACAAGAAGATGTCAATAAGAGTGACATACCTGCATATAAGAGACAGCAGTCAGGCGACAAGGATTGGAAAGTTTCACATGATGATTTAGAAAAAGAAAGAACAAAGAACATCAGCCATCCAGATAGATTAGCAAAGAATCGAGGCGAAAAAGACGAAGCTGTAGATAAAGTAGAAAAAGACAAAGACGGTAATGTTAAATCTTGGTCACACGAAGGTGACTGGGAAAAGTCACAAGGTAAAGATCCTCGCGGTAAAGTAACACACGCAAGTGATCTTGCTCGTAGAAAATCAGAAAAAATGAACACTAAAGAATTGGCAGAATTTATTAATTCATTCTATGATCGTGAGTCAGGCACATTCCCTAAAGGACCAGAAGGCGTTTGCGTAATGGTAGGCAAAAAGTTTGGTGAACAGGCAGAACACGTGGCTCGTCAATTTGTAGAAAGAATGGCTCCGCAACAAACTACAGAACAAAATCCAGAATTGGCAGAATTATCAAGAATCAAAGAATTAGTACAGTATTAAGATTTCGTCGCAGTTGAGATCGGGCACTTAGGTGCCCTTTCTTTTGGTGAAAAGAAATCAAAATATTAGCAGATAATCGTTGACCTTGATAAATAAAAAGCGCATAATAATACTATGCGTACAAGGCATAAAAACATTTTAAGGCATAACATAGGAGGCATTATAAAATGGCATCATTAGCAGAAATTCGTGCAAAACTTCAAGAAGCACAATCCAAGTCCACAGGACAATCCACAGGCGGCGGCGACAACGCAATTTACCCACACTGGAATATGCAAGAAGGCAAAGAAGCGGTTATCCGTTTACTTCCTGATGGTAATCCAAACAACACATTCTTTTGGGTAGAACGTGCGATGATAAAATTACCATTTGCTGGAATCAAAGGTGAAACAGACTCACGTCCAGTACAGGTACAAGTTCCATGTGTGGAAATGTACAACGATGGTACAGCATGTCCGATCTTGTCAGAAGTTCGTGGTTGGTTCAAAGATAAGTCACTAGAAGAAATGGGTCGTAAGTATTGGAAAAAACGTTCATACATTTTCCAAGGCTTTGTAGTTGAAGATCCAATCCGTGAAGAAAAAGTCCCTGAGAATCCAATTCGCAGATTCATCATTGGTCCTCAAATCTATCAAATCATCCGTTCAGCTCTAATGGATCCAGAGTTAGATGAGTTGCCAACAGACTACTTGAAAGGTCTGGACTTCCGTATTGCTAAAACATCAAAAGGCGGTTTCGCAGACTATTCTACATCAAAATGGTCACGTCGTGAACGTTCCTTAACTGATGTTGAGAAAGCGGCAATTGAAAGTCAAGGTCTGTTTAACTTAAACGATTTCCTACCTAAGAAACCAACAGATGTTGAGTTGAAAGTTATGAAGGAAATGTTTGAAGCATCAGTCGACGGTGAAGCATATGACCTAGAACGTTGGGGTCAATACTTCAAGCCAGCAGGCTTAGGTTCAGCAACAGGTGATCCTAACAAACCAGCAGCAGTAAGTGCTCCAGCTCGAGTTGACGACCAAGTTGATGACGAACCAGCAACAGCAGCAGGTGCTCCGGCAGCATCGGCAGCACCTGCAAGCACTGATGGCGCAAGCAAGGCTCAAGACATCTTGGCCATGATTCGCAATCGTCAAAAGCAGTAAGACTAATATAAGAGTGTGGGGCAACTCACACTCTTTTCTCAATAGGGCAAAATAATATGGCAAAAGCATTTGATATTTCTAAATTTAGAAAGTCAATTACTAAGAGCATCGAAGGTCTTAGTATTGGCTTTAATGATCCAACCGATTGGGTCAGTACCAACAACTTCGCATTAAACTATCTTATTAGTGGCGATTTCAACAAAGGTATTCCGCTAGGCAAAGTAACAGTATTCGCTGGTGAGTCGGGTGCAGGCAAATCGTTTATTTGTTCAGGCAACCTAGTTAAAAACGCACAAGCACAAGGCATCTATCCTATCTTAATTGATACAGAAAATGCACTTGACGAAAAATGGTTAGAAGCCTTAGGAGTTGATACAAGTCCAGACAAGTTACTAAAACTTAATATGGCGATGATCGACGATGTGGCGAAAACTATTGTTGAGTTTATTGCAGAATACAAAACGATGGACGAAGCTGATCGTCCAAAAGTATTGTTTATTGTTGACAGCTTAGGTATGCTATTAACTCCAACTGACGTTAATCAGTTCCAAGCAGGTGATATGAAAGGTGACATGGGGCGTAAGCCTAAAGCACTAACAGCACTGGTTCGTAACTGCGTTAATATGTTTGGAGCATACAACATTGGTATGGTATGTACTAATCATACATACGCAAGTCAAGACATGTTCGATCCAGATGACAAGATCAGTGGTGGTCAAGGCTTTATCTATGCTTCGAGTATTGTTGTCGCTATGCGTAAACTCAAACTTAAAGAAGATGAAGACGGTAATAAAATCTCTGAGGTAAAAGGTATTCGTGCTGCATGTAAGGTAATGAAGACACGTTATGCTAAACCGTTTGAAAGTGTACAGGTTAAGATTCCTTATGAAACAGGTATGAATCCATATAGTGGACTGGTCGACTTGTTTGAAGCCAAAGGTATGCTCAAAAAAGAAGGTAATAGCCTAGTATACACAACTGCTGACGGAGAAATCATCAAGCAATTCCGCAAAGCGTGGGAACGAAACGAAAATCAAGGCCTCGATAAGGCAATGGAAGACATTTCTAAACATGGTGAAAAAACTGAATCTGGGATAACTACTACTGTTGAACCTGAAACGGAGAGCGTAGAATGAAAGAAGATTTAATTGCAGACCTTTGGACATCAATGGTAGAACATATTCCAGAAAAAGCAAGGAAAGATGTTGCCGCAGACTTTATCAATACTTTAGTCGATCATGGTATTAAAGATTCAATTCTAGATAGTCTTCAGGGCATTGACCCGTATCTAGATCAAGCTATCGAATATGCCATTGACGGTGAAGAAATTGAAGAAGAATACGACAGCTATGACGGCTACGAAGAAGAGGACGAATGAACTGGTACGATAAAGTTTCAAAAGATATTAGTTCCATTCCGGATGCTGTGGCCTATTACGAAACCGAATTACTTCAAGCAAAGTTTGATTGTAAGGTATCTGGTAGTTTAGAAAAGATCTCGTCACAGATGCCGGGCATCGTTGAAAATAGATTTAATCAGTTACAAGAAATCGAAGGTATATTAGAATACCTCAACATCGAGCTTCGCAGGTTGCGCAGCAGCCACTTCCGTAAATATCTTGAAAATTATCAGAGAGCACTGAGCTCTAGAGATTGCGAGAAATTTGTAGAAGGCGAGGCCGATGTTGTTGATTTTGAAAAGATCATTAATGACTTCGCTCTGTTAAGAAACAAGTGGTTAGGCATTATTAAAGCACTTGATATCAAACAGTGGCAGGTATCAAATATCGTTAAACTCCGCACTGCCGGACTCGAAGACGCCACTCTTTAAATCACCAATAATATACGCAGATAAATATCTGCATGAAAACAATCGTATTAGTTACTGGCGGATTTGATCCTATACATTCTGGACACATAGCCTATTTCAATGCTGCGAAGGCGTTAGGAGACATACTCCTTGTAGGAGTTAACTCAGATGCATGGTTAACACGCAAGAAGGGGTCTCCTTTTATGCCCTGCAAAGAACGAGCAGATATCGTAGCCAACATTAAATGTGTAGACGGTATTGTTTATGAGTTTGACGATGCTGACGGATCATCTAAAGACGCCATACTAGAAGTTAGAAAACAGTTTCCGGAAGATATCATCATCTTTGCTAACGGCGGTGATAGAACTCCTACAAATATTCCAGAAATGGATATTCAAGACAACAACTTAGAATTTGTATTCGGAGTCGGCGGCGAGGATAAGAAAAATTCTAGCTCGTGGATTTTGCAAGAATGGAAAGCTCCTAAAACATCTAGGCAATGGGGGCATTGGAGAATTCTACACGAACAAGGGCATGAAGTAAAATTAAAAGAATTAACAGTAGATCCCGGCAAAAGATTATCCATGCAACGACACAAAGATCGCGCAGAACATTGGTTTGTGGCAGAGGGAACAGCCACAGTCTATACAGTTAATTCTGCATCCACCGACGAAGAATTATTAGGAATTTATGAACAGTTTCAACATGTGCATATTAGACAAACAGAATGGCATCAACTATCTAACGAAACAGACCAACCATTGAAAATTATTGAAATACAATACGGCAAAAATTGTATAGAAGAGGATATAGAACGAAAATGATTCCAATTTTTATCGGGTTTGACCCACGAGAAGCTATCGCATATCATGTGTGTACAAACAGCATTATTAGGCATTCGAGCCACCCTGTGTCAATAACACCTCTGGCTCTAAATATATTAAAAGACTATAAAGAACAGCACACAGACGGTAGCAATCATTTCATTTACAGTCGATTTCTAGTGCCGCATCTCATGGAATATAAAGGATGGGCTATTTTTATGGACGGTGATATGTTGTTAAGAGATGACATAGAAAAACTATGGTCATTACGTGATGATTCAAAAGCAGTGATGGTAGTCAAACACAATTATCAAACCAAAATGACTGAAAAATATCTTGGTTCTAAAAATGAAAATTATCCCTGCAAGAATTGGAGCAGTGTGATACTTTGGAATTGCGGGCATCCCGCTAATAGATCTGTAACTCCTGAGTTTATACAATCTGCTACCGGTGCTACTCTGCATCGATTCACCTGGTTAGATGCGAATTTAGTGGGACAACTACCTATCGAATGGAATTGGTTGCCGGACGAATATGGAGCCAATCCGGGTGCAAAACTTTTACACTATACATTAGGTACTCCTAGCTTCCATGAATTTGCTACTACTCCAATGGGCGACGAATGGCATCGCGTT